CAGCGAACTGTTACAATTATTTAGATAGTTTTCTTAAAGTACAGGTTGCTAGTGGTTTTGCTTTATAATGTTGTGACCTACATACCGCTTTTGGTTATACTATTACATTAAAACCAATGGTTTTTGTTGAAAAGAACTTATTACCATGGATAGAACCGAAAGATGTTGGCAATGTTGAAGACTTTTTAGATGGAAAATCTTTTAGATAAATCTACAACTCTTAGCTTAGCATGATAATTCAGCAGCTTTTTCCTCAATCATCAAGAAGCATTAATATGATTGATTTTTAGTAATAGTTCAGCAAAAATTTGCTGAGTGATGGTGCTGTCAAACATTAGTCTAGTTATGATTCAAAGAAACAATACTATCTAAGTTAGGATCTTGATTTAATATATCGTTAAGTATTAGCTAGATGATTATTAAGCACTCGATCTCCTTATGTTTGCTATGCAGCATAGAAGCTAGAAGCTGTGAAAGTACGCTAGTTTGTTAATGTAAATAACGTAAGTTTTGAAGATTTGACACTGGTGTATACTCTCTTCAACTTAATAGATCAATCATAGATTGGTTGTCAACGTGGCAAGATTGGTTTGGTTGCGTTGATGAACAAGAAAAAGAGATTTGAACAGATATATTGTAGATCGAAGACTCTCTCATTGTCGTGCTTGCCTTTAGATATTTCGAAATTTGATAATAATGTCTAATTATGGATGATGAGTGATATTTGTTGACAATTGGCCTAAGTATTTACTCAATTTAGTGATTGGCTGTAGTATGTAGCTGACTAATTAGATAATAACACGTTTTTACATTATGAATAAGCCAAATGGTCTAGCAAAATAAATTGTGGACTAATGTCTGGATTTAAAACTACATCTATATTCGGTTCGCTAATAAATTTGACTATTTGCAGATCTGTACTTTAGCGAGCTTCTATAGATCCAGACTTCGTAGCTGTCTTAGGTGATGATATAGATTTAGGCTTTGATTAAGTGATATAACCATCAGATATTTATGATATCTACGATTTAATTAATTTTCCTATTGCTAAAGACAAAACTAAATTTACTAGAGGTGCTAATGTAATAACAGACTTTTTGCGAGTTTAACATCACCGTATAGGTTATAATTTAAGTCGTTATGGCTTGCCAGCTTGACTAATTAACAGCTTATGTTATAGCAAGCCCTGGCAAAGCTAAGCTGTTATCAACGATTACTAGGAGGGCGTGGTGGATACTAAAACTCCAGTAGCTATATTGGATAGTTATTTGAAGTATTAACGACGTTGCAAATATAAAGGTATCAGTTTAATCTAGGTTGGTTTCATGTTATGTTTTGACTGATTGAAGACTAACCCTAGAATTGGTTTTGCTGCTATGTCTACTCCGGAACTTGGCTCATTATATTTATTCAGATAGTCCAAGAACCCTTTACTGTTTGAAGGCAGTACTGTCGGAGTCAAAATAATTTTGTAATCCAAACGCGAAAACAAATAAAGAGTCAAATTTAAGCCTAGCTAACACGATGTTATATCTATTGGTGTTAATCTAGCTAAGACTAACGGTTTTAACAACTTCAGTGTTTCTTAGGAATTAGGACGTTAATTTATTGAATCACAGTTAACTGAGGAAAATTATATTAGTTCAAGATACAAGAAAGTCAATGTTGGTACTACTCAGTTGCGGAATTTAAAAGATGCCACTATGTTAGCGTATTAGCGTACTGAGTTTGCATAGATGACTGGTATATATTAACCTTTATCTTTTGCTCAGCCTCTATGCCCAATAGATTTATGATCATTGTTTAGCGATTTAGGCATCAAAAAGAATATGTATCCTTTAGAGATATTAAGACGAGTTGAACAAAGTCACTTGAACATGGATATCTTGGACTACATTAATACTCATCGATTGACTGATCATGTGATTGAGCGTTTGTGTTTTCTAGGTTTTTCTCCTCAAATCAATGCATTACATTGTGATCCTGAATAGATCAATGATTCTAAGAACATTGGTATAGCTCGAGCTCTCAAAGCTCTTGGTAGTTCTGGCAAAGAAAAGCTGTCAATGTAGTCGATGAGTTGATTGTTGGCAGTCAATGATCTTGAACTAGAATTGCTCAAAAGGCTTTCTTTTTCTTGATACATTGGTGTTTATTCATAATAGTTATATTTATTTGGTAAGTTTTTAACTTCTCTTCTATTGCACACGCCGTCCGTTTTGGAAAAGTTGT